AGTGCCGGCAGGGACATCCAGATCGAACTTGGTGACGTTGGTTGATTCTGAATAATCGAGCACCAGCGTTGTGGCATTAGCTGGCACAACAGGGGTGACTGTCTTGGCTTCGGTCACGAACTGAATATAACCGAGGTTATAGCTTGTGATGCGATAATATGTGCCAGCGGCCTGGTTGCCTGTGCCATCATAGGGCTGAATAACCACACCACCGAGCGTTACGACGATTGGGTTTTCTGGGTTACCAACGGCTGTGCCTTTCAAGTCACGCACCTGCAGAGATCTTACGATCGGGAAGTATGTGGATTTGAACAGACTGCGCACACCGTCTACCTGTGCAGTTATTGTATCAGTGGCGCGTGCTGTAGCACCGAAGGCATCGGCAGAGCGTTGCAGTTCGTTACAGATGCGGCGGCAAATCAATTCACGGATAACGCGGGCATTTGATTCAACATTGCGAGCGTATGCGCTCCAGTCGAAGGCTCCGTTGTTGGCTGTGAAAAAGACAACCTCATTGGAGAGGTTCAAGGCGATCTTCATCGCGTTTACATAGGCCAGATCCATTTCCTGACTGATTGATGCGGCATTGATTTCCTGACCTTCATACACGATACCATCATTGGTGATGTTTGAGATATCACGCAGTTCATATGGAATACCAACAGTGGCTGACCGACCGTTACCAAATTCAGTAAAGGCATTGATCAGATTAAGGATATTCAGATCAGAAAGTGCTTCGCGGATAACCGTACGGCGATAACCGGCTGGCAGATTGGTATCAACCATTCCTGTAGTGCCACCAGCAAGCAGTTTGCGTTCATCAGCAAGCGCAACAGCGTGAGTTCGATCGAATTCAGCCAGAACACGAACACAGAAAGGACTTAGAGTTTCACGTTGCCCCTTCAGGCCGATATTGACATCGATATGTTCCTGCAACGCAACAACATCATCACCAGTAGGCGCAGGGGTAGCCAGAGAACCAGCCGGGCCGCTGTAACCCATGGATGATAGCTGCTGTGCAATCACCAAATCATTACCGTGTTTAATCTGATTCGTTGCGAATTTCTTCACCTGCTCATCGGACATGTCAGCCGTGATCAGATCGGAATCTTCACACAGGGTTTTCTTGGTTTCAGCGGAAAGCCCTTCAGCTGCGTTGATGGTGGTGGTGAACAATGTGACTTTGGCATTGCGATCCTCTGTCAGTTTGACAGCTGCTGAATCACGGTCAGCCAGAGCTTTTTCAACTGCACTATTCACATCGTCGGAGGTCATGCCGCCGCTGTTTGGCATTGCCAGGGTAATAGTTGAGCCCGGGTTGGCAGCCACAGTTTCTGCCAGTTCTACACCAGCGGATTCAAAGGAAGCGAGCAGCGTTTCAGCGTGTGCCTCTTCGGGGCTATCGCCCGCTGCCAGTTTGAATGTATTCAGCATAGAAACAATCTGATCTTCACTGAATTTCAAAGCTTCGAGCTTGGCGCGTAATCGTAGTAGATATTTTTTCATAGTCTTTGCCTCCTCAGCAAATGTTCGAATAAGTTCCGGATGAATATAAATGGGGGATTGGCTGCCAGTTTCTGACAGTTCGACAGGATCAAGGTGTTTGATAACCGGACGCACGGTTAAAGCGGCGCCCAATAACAGGGGGCCGTGCTCTTTGCCTTCTTCATTGTCTTTGTAGTTGGGGTGAAATTCTGCGGAGAGGTATTTCATGCGTTTGTTGCGAACCGCATCAACGCCCTGACTGGTCCACTCTACCAATGCGCGTAAACGTGTGCCTTCAACCTTAAGTTCCTTGATATCGGCAGCAGCGCCACCTTTAATATCATGGTTCAGATCAATGACGATATCTTGCCCGTATGTGCCTAACTGGAAGTTTGAAACCATGGAAAGCAGCATCTCGGAGGTTATATCGAATTCACCATAACGCGGATCGGAGAACTTGCCAGTGCGGGTTAGCGTGATCCAGCTTGTCTTTTTGTCACCACTCAGGGACACACTGAGCCCCGACAGGAAACGCACTGCCGGTGATGATTCATCTGATAAGCGGATAATGCCTGTAGTTCTCTGCATGCCGCCATTTCACTAGAACGCCAAAGCGAAAAAAACGCCGCAAAACCGTTGGCAAGTCAAAGCCTTTTCACCGCAGAGGACGCAGAGTAAACCTGAAAAAGAGCAGGCCACCCGCCTGCTTGCGCGCAACGCGCAGGCAAGAAGGTGGCCCGCTGCTTACTACATCAGATCATCCCAGGCATCATCGACATCTTCGCGGGATGGTTCTACATACACGGCCACCGAGTTAAAACTGCTATGCCCCAGCATGCGTTTAAGTCTGGGCAGTGGGTTGTTGGTGGTGGTCTGCTTGAGATAACGCATGGCCATGGTGTGCCTTAACCAGTGTGGCGATGCATCCACACCAAGATCAGCCGCCTTGCCCCACTGTTTCATGCGCGCTTGCAATGAGCGCACGCTGAGCCCCTTATGCTTACGGCTCATCATGAGTGGTTCATCAGAGACTTCGGCATAACCCATCTTTTTACGTACAGCCAGCAGGATTTGCAGCGCCCGCATGGCTTTTTTGTTGAGCCTCACCTCATGCGCCTTGCCGCGCTTCATGATTTCAGAACGCAGCACCAGCCGCTCATTGCGCATACCTGAACGCACATCGCCAACAGTGAGCCCTGCCACGGTGGAGACACGCAGGCCGGTGTGCCGGATCAGCAGCATCCAGCCATAATCACGGCGTGCATAGAGATCATCCACCCGTTTGACCGCAGCAAACAGACGCTTCTCTTCATCTTCGGTTAAATAGCGCTCCACAACTTTGCGACCATAATACTTTTTCTTCGGCTTCGCTAATTTCTTGCGGGCAGCCTCGTGCAACTGCGCTATTGCCGCCATCACTTCTGAGGGTGAGAGATTCGAATCCTCACACAAGCCTTTCATGATCACCTCCATCTGCGATGGGGAGATGATCTGTTTTACACTGGCTAGCTTTGGGAAGCCGATACTCTCATCCAATGGGCTGGGATGAAAATCGGACGGGCTTTGCGGCTGATAGTCTGATCTGTGCAGGCTACGCATATCACACCGCCCTTGCTTGCAGTGTTAATTTATAGGTTCGCAGGCTGTGCTTTATTTTGGATGGTTTGCGCGTCCAGCCTGCTGCGGCGATATCGCTCTGGGCTCGGGCAACGGATTCACCAAAGGTTTTGGCGGTGATGTTCACATCGATACCATCCTGAAGCGCTACATCAGAGACAGCCCCGAGCAGCTGCGAGGTGGTATGCTCAATGGTTCGTGTGCCGTCTGCCTCCAGATGCACTTTCATGGCCGACTCAGCCACAGACTTGTAGCAGCGGGCATGCTTGCCGGAGTGCAGCTCTTCTTTGAGCTCAAGCAGGAAGGTGGAGATAAACCACGACACCAGCAGCGGCATATGCTGCAAGGCGGATGGTCGCTTATGGCCATAGCGCACACAGAGCACATTGATCTGATGTTCTTTGATGCCTTCATCATATCCATAGCGCTGAACCAGTGTATCGATGGCCGCGACATTGCACTTGCCCGCCTCGACAATGCAGAGCTCCAGCAGATGATCACGCTGAGCCGGTTGATTGAGTACCAGTTCACCGTGTCGATAAGCTTTGAGAATCTTCACCGCCCATCGGCGAAACTCTCGCGCCAACGGCTGATGGGTAATCATACAAATGAGCATGATGCCCTCTTCGTTGAAACAACGAACACTTCGGCGGCGCGCAGTGCCATCCTGATCATGCGTGGTCATTTTGACCAAAAGGGAGTGCTCTTTTAGCTCTTCAAGGTTGCGTGAGTATACCTTGGACATAGCCATTCGAGGCTCTGAGTACTCCAAGCACACCCCAATATGCTCGTTGGAGACCCATAGATCACCATCTTGTGGATGCATAGGGACAGGATTCTTATTGAATTCGTATGTGACCGGCTGCGCGTTCATGCTGCACCGCCATTGATGACACGTAAGCCGGTTTGCTGAATACGGCGACGCACACGTTCCCCACGCAGATAGGCAGCCTCAACGCTTAATGCTTCGAGCATCGCAACTTCAAATTCATTGGATGCTTTTCGCTGAGTGATGGGGTTCCTGCTTACTGCGTGCAGGGTTTGCGATAGTTGATTGGATAGTGCGCTATTTAGTGTTACAGCCACGTCCAGTTCTTGTTGTAGTCGTTCGATTTCTTCTGATACAGCCATGATGGCCTCCGCTTTTTTTGAATAGGCACCTTTTGAAGGGTGCCGGGGTGTTCAAAACCGTCAGCGGACCGGCGTGTGAAACTTTACCCGAAGGCTATTATATAGAATCACACCACCCCGAACATCATCAAGCCATATTCAAGGCACAAAAAAACCATGGTTGTGGCCATGGATTACCACACTGAAGAGTTTTGAAGCCCTTATGTGGAAATTATCGTCTATAATCACAGGAGAAGTCAAGGAGAGAATGTCATGGGAATGATTGATTGGTTGTTTAGAAAGAATCAGAAAACTAACAACGAGCCTCGAATTATAGACGCGCCTGATAACTCTCCGAAAATAGATATCACCTGCCCTCACTGCGCCCATCACTTTGAGAAAATGCCCTCAAGAAAACGAAAGTGCCCTGCTTGCCGCGAATGGATATGGCCGAAACGCCCACCTGGTAGCACTCATAAAAGGTTGGTGTCCGTCGAACAGGCTGAGGTGTGGGAGGCTGAATGGGAAAAAGTTTCTGAACGAAGAGCTATCGAAAAGGCTCCTGAATCCTACGCTAAGAATGCCGGTTACTGGGGCGGAGAGACAGCCGAACGAGCGTTCAGAAAAAACTTTCCATCGGCTCATGCCAAGGTAAAAGAGCGGCATGGCGATACCAAGCGAGCTGTTGATATCGCCGCGAGAGAAGCAATGGGGCACCCTGAATCCAGTGCGTATCAGCAAAAGCTACTTGCGCTGGATGATGCATGGGCTGCATCAAAGACTGATGGCGATTACATGAAGCACCTCATTAAGCATCACCGGGAACAATTAAGAGAAATCAAGATTGATAATAGTATAGGCATTCATCATGTTCGCATTGTGGCATTGGGGTCAGGCGGTCGGTTTTGCCCTGCATGCAAAGCAATGGATGGTGAAATATTCAAAATAACAGATGAACGCAAGCACATGCACCTACCTGTTGATGGCTGCACATGCACTGGGTTGGAGGATCACCAGACCGGATTTTGCCTATGTTATTATGAGTGCGTGTTTGATGATGAGGTCTAGCCCTATGCGCAAGCCAATCAGTGTGACTGTGGATGGAGTCACCTTTCATGGTGAATACCTTGTAAATGTGATCAGTAAAAAACATATTGATGTCACGGTCTATTTTGAGAGCAGTTCTAAAACGGTCGAATGGGTTGACCCACCAAGGATTGGCGTGGCTGAGGCTTTGGCTGACCAGTTGTTCTACGAAATGATAATAGGCAGGAGTATCGGATCTCGCTGAGGCTCGAACGGTATCGATTGCAGCGACTCTCTTAAGGCTGCCCTAGCGGCCAACGCATCGGGCAACATCGGGGCATCGCCACCCTGGTCCTCCCATGCCAATATTTTTATCTGCAAAACGTTATAGGCGACAGAGAGCGCTGAACGCGGGATTGCTACTGGTTTATTCATGGTTTCACTCCTTCGTAACTCACGTTGTATTGATGCCTTTTCTTTCAAGCTTCTTTTTAATGACGCGCCAAGGTGTGGCTATCGACGACTCGGTGATATGCCCGGCATCAAAGGCTGCGCGTTTTTTCTGGCCTCCGAGCATGGAAGAGCGCAATCCAGCCGGCTGTTGCTTGATGAAAGCAATCCGGTCCTCTTTGCCTGCCTTGTCTGCATCGGTGACCTCATCGGAAAACACCACCTCAGTGAATGAAATGGTATTCGGATGTGCTGGCCATGGGTTGCGACCCTTGGGATAAACACCAGGGCCGAGGCCGTAACGGTTCACCCGGGCATGCATATCACAGATATCCTGCTGCCGGTGATTGGGCGAGAGCAGGAATCGGGTGCCGACAGTGTCCGGATGTTCAAAGGCTGCTGCCTGGTATGCTTCACCATGCGCTCTATTGATCTCTGTTCTGAACAGGCGCATGGCATTGAATCGCGGAGAGCCATCATCATGCAGCAGCGCCCTGCCCGCTTCACGGCCAACACGTGCGGCATCAGCCTTGCGCATTTTGGCAAGCAGATCAGCGGGGATCTTTTCACCACGGCTTAAAAAATCACTAGCGGCCTGTGAGGCTGAATGCCCCTGCACCACGGCCTGCTTGATGGCTGAGCCCACCACATCACGGCCATGCTGATCAATACGCCAGATACGATCGGAAAGTTGCAGCCCATCTTCAGCAATGAAGTTGCGCACAAACTGCACGGCATCGTGATTGACCTGCATCAGAGCACTGGCCTCGACTGCTGCGGCAAACGGTGCGGATCCATGTGCAGCAGCCTGCTCAAAGCCAAATGAGAGTTGGCGGCCCATCTCTCCGGAGAGCTGATCGATCCTGTTTTCCACCTGATTCAACAGAGCACGCATCGATTCAAGCCGGACATGACCATCGACTGCAGCAGCTGCGGCGATATCGGCCGATATCTGTCTGGCTGACTCTCGATAAATACGATCAAGATCTGATAAGGCTTTGTTGTCCAGTCGGCGCATATTCTTGCGCGCCTTCTTGCTGGCACGCTTGATGGAAGCACGTTTCCCCTGCGGGGTTTTAGCGATGTCGGCCATCAGTCAACACCATTTCACCGCAGAGTACGCAGAGGAACGCAGAGTAAAAGGCAAAATCATTTCTCTATTAAAAACAGGCCGACATCTTCCCCGAGAAACACGGTTTTCCTTTGCGAAACTTTGCGTGCTTTGCGGTGAATGCTTTTGCTTGTTGTGTTTCATTTGTTGTGTTTCATTTGTTGGCGATGGATGTGGCGGATTCACCTTTGGGGGCATTGCCTGGGGTGATCGATACACGCTGACCTTTGGCCGGTTTGATCTTGTGCTCATCCGGATAGGGATCACGGCGGCGGCCCTGCTCTTCGAGCTGCTCGCGGATCCGCTCGGGTTCTTTGCCCAGCATGCGCCAGACTTCATCATCCGGAGCACCAAGGGCCTGCCATTTCAGGGCACGGTCGGTGGTCTGGTTCGGGGTCTCGGTGCGGCGCTCTGCAAAGCCCAG